TTTCCGCACCCAGTAGGCAGCACCAAAAGAGTTTTCTTGATGCCGTCATCCCACTGGGAGAAGATAGCATCTCTTGACTCTTGCTGATAAGGTCTGAGTTCCATATTAGAACTCACCTGCCTTGAACTGCTTTTCCTCAAACGGATACAACTTTCCAATGTGATTGTATTTTTTAGTTGGATCTCTTCTGTCCGTATCCAGAGTGACTTTTGCCCGTCCCTTTAAGCCCGGCAGTGCGTTCCAGTCCATACGAAGCTTTTCTCCCTCTTTTTTAAGACCGACTCCCCGGAATAACTCAGAAAGCTTCCACTCCAATTTAGAGTGCAAAATGTAGTTTTCTCTGATAGTCGCCTCTTCCCCGTTTGGTCCTACAAGGTTGAAATATACAATTGCCATGTTGCTTGCTGGAATTTTCTCACTGCCCTGTGATCGTCCTCTTTCATAGTGGTCAATTGTGAAGTCATAATCTCCGGCCGGAAGCTCTACAAAACTGCTTTCATTTTGTATTTCGTCATCCCAGTCCAATTCTCTTTCCATGTTTTCGCTCATTTTCAATAATCCTCCTCTTAATTAAATGGTACTTGGTATGTTTTCCGCAGTTCCTCAATCATCTGGTACACCTGCGGCCATGCACCGACCAAAACGCCCTGTATAAAATCTGGATCATAGTTCAAAATAGGTGTAGCTTTGGGATAATAACCCTTCTGTCCAACAACCTCCTGAATTTCTTCCTCTGATACCAGCTTGTCTTCCATGAGGTCCCGAAGAGCCTTTGGCAGCTTTTCGCTCACATGAAATGCGCTGCTTCTTGGCACTTCCGTTTTTGGCGGCTCAACTGCCGGCTCCTTCTTAGGTGGCTCAGGCTCGGCATTGAACTCTATCTGCTCCGGAGCATTGTCAGGGATGTTCATAAAGTCCGGCTCCAGCTTCTTTTCCTCAACCGGCTGATGTACTGGTGCAGGTTCTTGACTCCGTGGTGATGCATCAAGGATATGGGCTATCTGCGTATAATCAAAGGGTATTTCATCTGACAGACCATATCTGTTCTTTGCATCCCAGCAGGGATGGTGATTCGTGTACATGACACGCCTGCCGCCCTGGGCCTTATGTTTCTTGCCCTTATCATCTACAGCTACAGAGAGAGTTTTATAATTGGCAAACAGCAACATGTCTGCCCACTCTTTTACCAGTGGTGATGTCTGGGAGGAAGTCTTCTTCCCAAGCTTAAGCTCATACCGGTCATAGGCTCCCAATTCGTCTGGCTGTTCAAATTTCCGCATCTGTGCATGTGCTGTCAGAGTTACGTTCACGCCAGCTTCAATGACATCTTCCAGCTTATTCAGGAACCGGCCGAATTCTTCTTTTACATATACATAGCCATTGCCGTACCCAAAATCTTCAATTCCGGCCTTTCCGTATTTTGCAAGGATATACTCCACACACAACTGCTCTGCCCAGTCAATAGTGTCGATAACCAGAGTCTTACATACAGCAGGATTAGTCTTTACATAATCAATCTCCTGTAGAAGCATCTGCCAGCTGCTCGGACGTGGAAGCCTTGCCACGTCCATGTCTCTTGTGCTGCCCTCGGTATCAATAAATACGGGCTCTGGAAACTTGGATGCAAATGTACTTTTTCCAATTCCTTCTGGACCATATACGACCGTCTTTTTTGCGCCCGGTATCTTTCCTTTTGTTATTTCCATTTAAAATTCACCTGCTTTCCAGCCTGTAGTTTTTGGTTCAGGAACATCCTCCTGCTCTGCCCCTACTACATAGCCATCATCAATAATAATAGAGCATTCCCCTCCAGTACTTACTCTTGTTGCGATTGCCTGCAAGCCTTCCTGCTCAAGCCACTGGCCGAACTCATTCAGTGTGTTTATGTCCATCTGCTCCAACTTGTCCAGGAGTACGAAACCACACTCTGGGTTCAATTTCCGGACAATCGCAGTAGAGACTTTCAGCCGATCGGAACCAGACATGTTGTCCCACTTCTGCCCTTTGTAAACCAGTTCGCCGTCCTTGACAGATAATTCCGGCAAAGGAAGTTCTGCGGCATTAAGCAGGTCCGTCTTCGCTTTGCGGGTGTCTTCAACTTCTTTAGTCAGTGAAGCGTATTGATTCTTATAATCCAGAGCATCGTCTTCCGCTTTATCCTTGTCCATGTTTGCTCTGACCTTGCGATTGATTTCCTCTATATTGGCAATGCTGGATTCTAACTCTGTAGTAGATTTATCCTGCAAGTCCTGTGCAGACATCCTGGCCACATTCAAAGATGCCTGTGCATCTGCTAGCTCCTGTTCTTTTTTCTGCAGCTGTTCTTTCATGGCCTCTACTTCTTGGGTTAGAAACGCAACAGATTGATTCCACTTGTCGACCTGTTCCCGCTTTCTCTGGTTTTCTCCGTTCTTGGCCAGAACATCTTGCTGTTGCTTAATTAGGTCTGCCGCAGACACCAGCTCTTTTGGAGCATCAGGATAGTAAGTCTGCTCATCGGCGAACTTTTTTTTCTGGTCTGCAATCTGTCCAATGGTAAGCCGGCGATTGTACAGGTCTTGTTCTTCTTTCTCCAGGATCGTCAGTTTGTCACCCACACCGATAATCTTCAGGAGCGTTTCAGCCTTTTCTTTGCCGGAGGATTCCATAAACTTTGGCAGGTCTAGGGCAAGCTGTTCTACGAAATCATTTAGGAGCTGCTGGCCGCCTTTGTTACCGTCCGGATCCGTTACCTTAAGGCTGCTGTTCTTTCCCTTGCGCTCCACTATCAGACCGTTGCTCATTACAATATGTAAATTTGGAGGGATTACTGAACCCTGACGCTGTGCTTCGGATGGGCGGTACTTCTCTCCTCCCAGGGCCCATGCAATGGAATCCAGTACAGAGGTCTTTCCTTGATTGTTATTGCCTCCGACAATCGTCAGCCCGTTTGCTGCCGGCTCTATTTTTACAGCCTTGATACGCTTGACATTCTCTATTTCAAGCTTGTTAATTTTGATACTCATTACTTGTCCTCCTTAATTTCCCTCAAGTTGTATCCTTTACATAGGAAGAACCTATTTTCCGTTTCATTCGCTGTTGTTACGGCAATTGCCATCTTTTCAGCACGAACTTCGCATTCGAATACGGTACTATCCTCAAAATAAAAGATAAGTTCGTACTTCTTCATTGATATTCCTTTCTGATTGGTATACAATAAAGTTGAATTGATACCAGAGTGCTTACGCCCCGGCCAGGGCTTATATAAGCGCTCTTTTTCATTCCATTGTTGCTATAATCACATAGCATACATTCCACAGCATAATAGCTGTTACCACCTTTAGCAGCTCCAATTTATACCGTCTTGGCATGCCCCTTATTCTTCTCACCTAACCCCTCCCTTGCTTTTGCTATCAGGTCCATAATCTCGTTGTGCCGGGCCACAGTTATTTTATGGCTGGCATCTTGTTTTCTGTGCTCTCCTGCCAGGATTCTATTAACTTCCTCCTGTAACATAGCTTGTCCTCCTCTCTACCGCCTAGGCGGTTTTCTCTTTGGATGGTTTTTCAGGTGCTTTGAACTGGTCTACAATCCGGTAAAACATTTCATTTTTTTCATTTCTTGGAATGTGTATCTGGCTTGGATCTGTATACACTCTTCCGTCACTTGTTCTAATCGTCACATTTGCTGCCATGATCTTCACCTCCTCCTTACATGTGTATGCATAACGGATTGTCCGGGTTTCATATTGTACTTGTACTGTTTTACAACTTACTTTGTCCCGTTTCGTGACATTCTGAGCTAAAAAAAATTTTCTGCACACTTTTTCCGTAATACGCAGCAAGCCTTAACTTAATTTCATCTCTCGGAATCCTATGCCCCTTCTCATACATTGCAAGGGCAGATATAGAAATCCCTACTTCTTCAGCCACTTCCTTTTGTGTCCTATCCCCTCTAAGCACTGTAAGCATTGCTCCAATTTTTTTGCTATCCACGCTTTCACCTTCTTTCAGCATTGTCCTCTTATGTGACAATCACATCATATCATTTATCACGTATCGTGTCAACACTATTTGTGACATAACCTCTTGATTTTTCTCACGTTATGTGATAATATGAGTCCAAACACAGGAGGGCACCGCAATGAGTGATTTTTCAAATAGACTAAAAACCCTTAGAACAGATAGGCATTTAACACAGGAAGAGGTCGCAATTGAACTAGGTGTAAGCAGAAGCACTCTAGGTATGTACGAAACAGGTAAAAGGGAGCCAGATTTTGAGACGCTTGAGACTATTGCGGATTTTTTTAATGTAGATATGAACTATCTCATTGGCTACTCGGATGAGCCACATGATTGGGAAAAGGTAGGAAACGAGTTAGGGATTTATCCCCCGAAGGACTATGTAGGCAGCTATGAAGATTTTGTCAAACATAAGGTTAACGAAAAGCAACCTGAGGATACAGATACGCTTGCTGCCCATTTTGATGGTAACGAGTACTCCAAAGAAGAACTGGAAGAAATTCGTCAATTTGCTGAATTTGTTAAAAATAGAAGAAAATAATAGGTAGTCCAAATTATAGGACTGAATTAGAGATATACTAGAGCGGGAGGGCAAAGCATGGATATATGTGAGTGTTTAGAAGACGAAGCCTGCGGGGACGGTGTTGATATTGTAGAGTGTGACTTTAAAAGTCCACGGATTAAGGGACTGTATTGTAATGGCTCAATTGGAATAAGCAGTAGCATTAAGACATCGGAAGAAAAATCCTGCATCATTGCTGAAGAACTCGGACATCACCACACGAGCGTTGGAAACATTATAGATATGTCCGATACACAAAACCGGAAGCAAGAGCGGCAGGCGAGGTTATGGGGATACAATAGGTTAATAGGGTTAAGAGGTCTTATTGATGCCTTTGAGCACGGCTGCCAAGGGCGCACCGAAACTGCGGAATACCTGGAAGTCACCGAAGAATACTTGCAGGATTGTGTAGACTGCTATCAAGAAAAATATGGGATAGGAACAAGAGTGGATAATTACTATATTATGTTTATCCCCTGTTTATCAGTGGGGAAGTTAATTTAAGGTGTTAAGCTTAAGCATAACATAAATCTAATGAGAAAAGGGAGGAATGGGAATTATGAGGTGTCCCCAATGTGGAGATGAACTAAGAAGAAGTAAGAAAGACCCGTCCTATGGTCTATGTGACAACTGCAGGAAGAAGTTCAAATGGGTTGACGATGACGATTATGAAGATGACTATGAAGAAGAGGACTCAGCAATAAAATGTCCAAAATGCAGAAGCAAAAATGTAAATGTACAAATGGTAACAGAAAGTAATTTGAAAAAGAAGAATGGCTGTCTATACTGGATTGTTATCGGTTGGTGGTGGGAACCTATAATGTGGTTAAGCTTTTTTATTCCCATGCTGATTTATAAGTTATTCAGACCCAAAAAATATGTCATGAAATCAAAGCATCACTCTATGTACGTTTGTCAGAATTGTGGATACAGCTGGAAAGCATAGGATAAAAGCTAAAGAAAAGTGGGGTAAGGGAATTATGAGGA